TGTCTGTAAACGCACCTAATGACCGAGGAGACATACTTATATTACCGATTGTCAATTCAGATTCACCAGCAGCGCCACCTTCTGAACTAATAAAAGCAGCAGATGCAGCAGCAGTTTTCTTTGGTATCTTAACATCGCCTGTAAGACCATTTAGCATAGTTGCTAGTGGCATAACAGCAGAGTTATTTCTTAGTACATCAATGAAATCACCTGCTCTGTAATCTTGACCGATTAGGTCTCCATCACTACCAGCAGATAAATCTCTTTGATTCCAATTTCTTAAAACTTCATCTGGCAACATAATACCTTGAGCAGTTTGACCATACTCTCTTTGTGCTGCTTCTGAAGCTTCAAATTCAAACTTAGCATTTTCTTGAGCTTTCCTATCTGTAGGATTAGCCATTGCATTGATAGCTCTCATTATGCTAAATCTTTTAGTTTCTTTCTCTGTAAGACCAATATCTTTAGGAGTTTCTAAAGGCACGTCATTAGATATGTTATCTAATAATAGACCTCTAAATTCTTCTATAGATTTGCCTTCAGATATAGCTTCATGTGCTAAATCTCTTTTATTGTGCTTAACAGCTAAATCAAGAATCTCTTTTGAGTTTCTTGCAAATTCTTTTTTAGCAGCTTCGGCACTTTCTGATCTAACATCATCAAGATTAATTTCTTTCTTTTCTTCTGACATTATTTCTATCCTTGCTTTTTCAGCAATTTCTTTTGAACGTCCAACTCCGACTTTACGACTAGCGTCTGCTGGCACAGCAACAGAGGAAACCTCTAACGGTGTCCAGCTTGCTCTATAGTAGTTTTCGTCTTTATCTTTCATTCTAGTTAATTTATCCACTCGATAGCCTACGCTTATATTCATGCGTATGCCATCAAGCACATCTCTAAATACTTCTTCAGCAAGATCAGATCGACCAAATCTGACCACAGCAACAGTTCTTTGCGCTGCCTGATCAAGTTTAAATTCTTCGACAACACCAATTACCTGATCCATTTTATGATCCAGGAGTAATGGTGCGCGTCCAGACTGCATAAACTCCATGTTTATTTCGTCTGTAGAATGTCCCAGAACTTCCATTCCGAAACTTCTTTCAACTGGCTCTTCACTAGAAACACCAATTCTTACACGTCTATTTTCTTCATCAACAAATTCTGATCTTGATAGATCAATAGTTCTGTATTCAACCTTAAGGTCAACTACTTTCCTATCTTCATCTTCATCGTGATATGGACGTGCTTCTTCAGTCATTTCCATTTCTTCGCCTTCTTGTTCATCCTCATGGTGCTTTGCAAACTCAACAACAACTTTGTCGTCTGTTTCCGCAACATTGAGGATATGTCTATCGTCTTTATCCATAGATTTCTCCTCTTTATTTTTACTTGATAAAGGATGTCCTTCAGGTAATAAGTCTGTGTCATGTTTGCCACTTCTGAATCTTCCGTTTCTTAAAGCATATAAGTAACTGTTAATTCTGGCCGCAGCCCATTGCTCAGGACTACTTACCGAAGGCCTTACAGAAGCAGGATTAGTCTTATAAGCACCAATCCCTCTTTCGTAAACTTTTGATAAAGTTGATACATTAGTTCTTTTTGACTTAACATTGCCAACTTCTTCATTATGTTCTTCTACTTTGTTTTCAATCATTTTAAGAGCTTTACCTGATACTGCTCTTTCTTCTTCTTTTTTCATTTGTTCTACTAATTGTCTTGACCAAGAATATCCTGCATCTCCACCCCACAAAGCCCAAGCTATTCTTCCGTTTGATGGGTAACCATCTTCACCTGCATTAAATCCTTCAGCTTCTTTGTCTACCTCATGTCTAGAAAAAAAGCTATACATTCTCTTAACAGTATCGTCTGATAAATTCTCACCATTTACAATTTGTCTTGCTCTAGTAGCTCCAACTCTAGTTCCGCCTCTACCAAATTCGGCACGCCAATCTATACCCTTTTGCGCTTCGGCTTTCATGCCCTCATTTGGCTTAGGCATCTTCATCATCCCCACCTAGTATTTTTGCTTCAACTGGTAGTTTAGTGCCGAAAGGTTGATACGCTAACTCTATGTCATATTGTTTTGCTAGCTCTAATTCTTTTTGATGTTGTTCAAAAAGCTCTTCTACATCTCTACCAAAGGTAGATGTAATATCACTATAAGTTATTGTGCCATTCTGCAATCCGATCACATTTGCTTGCATTTCTTTCAATGGATCAATATGTGCAAATGATCTTGGCATATAAGTTATACCTCTAGCAAACTTGTCAAACTTACCCATTGGTAAATTTATATAACCTGTCGATATTGTCATTTCAAGCCAAGCCTTAAATATAGGATCAACAAAATGCTCAATTACAAATTGCTGCATAATTTGATAGTTGCTTCTATCTTCTAAAGCACCTTGTCTGATACTTGAATAATTAACGGATGTTAAATCATTACTTAAGCTGTGATAAGAAATGTTTAGTCCGCTTGCAATACTTCGCAGTACACTTGTTGTAAAAGAATCAAAAGCAGAATTAGGATGTGATGGATCAAAAGCCTTAAAATCTAAGCCAGCAGGCAACTGCTCAAAAATGCCAGCTTGTGCGTTCATTGTAGGATTAAAAGTGTCCTCATATTCTCCATCGCCTACATAGCCATCTCCGTCAGGACTAGTAAAGAAACCCATCTTAGAAGCACCTACTCTTGCAGCTACTATCTCTGCTTCAAGATATGCGTTTAGTTGTTTTACATTAGCCATCACAGGTGCAATAAAAGATACACCCCTTGTTTGCTCTGCTCTATTAGGTAAGTATGCGTGTATTATTTCATCTGCTGGGACTCTTATATATTCTTGAGCAGGTTTTGGATAGGTGTTGCTATATGGGTGTTTTTTAAATAAATGATAAGCAATAGGTTTATCATTTCTGTCAACTTCAACACCCATCTTTATACTTCTGCCATTTGGCAAAGTACTATCATTTTTTTGCTCATCTAAATGATCTGCTTCTAAAAATTGTATTTGAAAACCAAAAGGCGAATCGGTAGTTTTGACTTTACGAATTAGTACCTCTCCATCTCTTAATAAAGTTTCTATAAATATTTTTTGACAATCTAAAAATGACAGCCTGCCATTAAGTGTACAGTTGCCAAGCTGAGACCATTCTTTCCAACTTCTTTCAATCAGCAGGTTAGCTCCAATGTCCAATGACCTATCGTCATTGTACGATTTGGAGCTTACTCTTACGCCTTGCTTGCCAATGACATTAGATACCATCAAATTTAAGTATCTTGAGATATATGCGTCATTCCTCGCTAACTCTCGACCTCTATCTCTTAAGATTCTAAGGTTGTCTTTGACTTCTGCATCGGCACTTGTAGAGCTTGTTAAAAAGTCTGCAAATAATCTCCCTGTATTTGCACCTTGATAACTTCTTTTAAAAGTTCTTTTCTTAACTTTCTTTTTATTATTGCCTAATAAATTATCGTACCAAGCCATTATGTGTAATCTGTTGGGTTAATTGATGTATTTGAGCCAAACTTTACTTTTATAGTATTGCCTGATCCTTGTTTATTTCTAATTCTAGCTAATTTAATTTCTTTTAAATATTCAGCTTTGTATCTATCTCTAAGTTCCATTAAATCAGGTATTGGAGTTCTTGAGAGTGATCTACCTGCAATCGACATTGATGCTTGATCAATTGTTGCTCTACCCTCTAAAACGCTTTCTATTGCGTCAACCACTTTCTTTGCATGACTTCTAAGATCAGCGTTTGTGTTAGCAAGATTGGTGGTAATCTCTGTTCTACCAGAATCTACCATGATTCGTTGAGAATCAGAAGCTCTTGTTATATAAGCTTCCCAAATATAATCTCCTGGAGTGTAGCTTGCTGTAGTTGCTGAATTAACCTCTATGTAATATGTGCTTTCAGCTTCTGTTGCAGTAATTGTAAACTTTTTACTTCCGCCACCACCAACGTCAGAATGAAATTCATAGGTAAGAGCAAACGTGCCTACTGCATAATCATTAGCAAGATCATCTCTTCGCCATGTAAATCTATCACCAGCAACAAGTTTTGCAGGTTCAGCAGTTGGGTAATTTGTTCTATCGAATCTATTGCTCAACAATAATCCTCATAAATGTTATAGATACACCTACATATAACACTATAAACCATTTTGTTTTTGTCAATATTTACTTCCAATTTGTAGCAAAATTACCTCTTTTTATGACAATTCTATTAGGATTTTCACGTTTTTGTGGTTTTTTTGTACCTATTGCAAGTATTTTTTCTTCTAAAACATCAAAATTAGGATTTAGTATATAAATAGCTCCAAAATTGTAGACAAGCGTGTCCAAAGCTTCATTTCTTTTGCCTATTTGCTTCCAAACTAATTGTTTTTTACCTCTTACCCATTTAGTTATGCGTTTCTCACTTGTAAGCTGTTTAAAATATTCTTCATCTAAATCTAAACAAAAGTGCAAAGTAGAGTTCTCTGGTTCAGCAGCTAATCTATTAAATATAGCCTCTTTTGCAGTATCAACGCCTAATGTATAGAGAACAGCTTTATTTTTACCTACATAGCTTGGTCTGTTGACTATAGGTTTGCCCTGTACACTTGCACCTTTAATGGCAAACACTCGTCTTGCTTGTCTTGGTTTGGTAAAGTTATATACTTGATTGGTGTGTAATCCACCAGAGTCTATGCAGGTGCAAGAAATAGGTACTATTCTACCTGTTTCTGTTTTAAATCTCTTTTTCAAATATGTGTCAAGCTCATTCCAAACTGTAAAAGCATTTGGATCACCCCATAAGATTTTGTAATCTAGCACCCAAGCTTCATAGTTTTTACCCCAACCTACGCATTGCGCTTCAAGCCTATCTTTTTGGGTGTCAACTCCAACAGTAATAGCTAATACATCTTCTGGAATTGTAGTGTGGTCATAATTTAACCTTCTTTCTAACAAATTTTCATACTCTAAAGTTTGACCTTGCTCTTCCCAACTTTGACCAAGACTGGTATTAATGAATGTTTTAAGTGTTTCTGGGTTTTTCTTTGCTTCTAAAAATGCAGTCGCCATTTGCGCCCATGTTGACCAAACACTATAAAGCTCAGATAAATGGAAGCCTGCTGTATTCTCTGTTTCTTTGGTTGCACGCCACTCACCATGTTTTAACATCCATTGCTTCTTTGATTCTTCTATAACTGAACCACAATGATCGCAAGCATAAGTAGCAGTTTCAGGTTTGTTCTCTTCCCATACTACATTTTTCCATTTAAGAACTTGTTTTTTATTACATTCAGGACATGGCACATAGTAGTAACGCTGGTCTGATTCTTCAAATGCAGATTCAATTGCAGAAAGTCCTTTTATAGTTGGAGTGCTACACATAAAAATCTTGCGATTCCAAAAAGTCTTAGTTCTAGCAATAGCTAGAGATATTGGTGATCCCTCGCTTCCAGCACTTAACTCAAATCGGTCTATTTCATCTAAAAATAAATTTCTAATAGGTCGACTGGCTAGCGAAGCCGAACTGTTAGAACCAACTATAGATATATGACCACCTGCAAACTTCTTATGCATTGTGGTGTTACCACTATCTCTGCTTCTTGCATCTTTAACACAACCTTTTAACTTCTCGCTATCTCGTATCATTGAAGATAATCTATCTTTACTAAATGCTTGTCCCATAGCCAAGCTTGGCATCACAACCAACATAGGTGAAGCATCTTGATCTATGTAATAACCTATAGCATTTAGCAAAATTTCAGTTTTGCCAACTTGCGATGAGGTCATAACCACAATCCTTTCTATAAAAGGATCGTTAAAAGTGTCCATTATTTCTTTTTGATAAGGACATCTAGATGTTGACCATTGGCCAGCTTCAGAAGAAGATTCTGGTGATAGCTTTCTATATCTATCTGACCACTCTGAAATTTTTAATTCAGGCGGCGGTTTAAACGTCTGCATCGTGTTTTTCAACACGTCCTGCATATTCTGTAGGTATTCCATTTTCTGCTAATTCATTTAGTGCGTCATATACACAATCTTTAAGTAATTTTTCTGCTTCAGCATAATCTTCAGTTGCAATCATTTGATGCGCTAGTCTTGAAGGCATACCAAGTAGCTTTGCTCGTACATTTGCTACAAAATCAGTCCAGGTATCTTGCACTAATTGTGCTGGTATAAGCTTACCCTCTAATTCTGACACTTCTAGCTCCGCCCTGTCTGCTTGAGCTTTTGTAAGACGTGTTTTCTCCTCTGCAATGTCTCTTGATCCACTTTTTTTGTGATAACCTGCTAATTTACGCAAATATCCTATGTAAGAGTGTCTGCAAACGTCTATATCAAGCGGTGAACGCCCTCTTTTTGATGGTAATACGCCTTTTTTTATCAATTCTGAAATACTAGCAACAGATAAACCAAGATGTTCTGATACTTCTCTTTGCGTTGCCATAAGTTATAAATTCAGTAAATGCATATCAACTATCGCTAAAAAAAAATTGCGTTCCTGATGTTGAATTAAGTTTGCACCAAAACGAAAAAGTATAACTGCTTTGAAATGTTGATTGGAATGTTGAATTAGTATTAAAAAAATCATCAGTTCCATCGAAACTAACGCTTCTAATATTAGTAAATACACCACCGCCCGCCGGACGACCACTCGACGTAGCCGCCTTTCCGCCTCCCAGGCCAAGACCAAGCGATATGACGGAATTAGACATTATACGCAATCACCGCACCACTCGTAAGCGTGACGCTGGTAAATCTTCCGTATATTACGGTTCCA